CCCGTATGCGCCCGCAGAAGCTGCCCCGGATGTGCCCGCAGAAGCTGCCCCGGATTCGCCCGCAGAAGCTGCCCCGTATGCGCCCGCAGAAGCTGCCCCTCGGAAGCCCGCAGAAGCTGCCCCGTATGCGCCCGCAGAAGCTGCTTTCGGATCCGTGTGCTCTGTGGTTGCGTTTGCCTTTCGATATTCAAAATGCGCCTTAATCAAAGCAGGGATTCCGATTTCCGCGCCGATCTTAATGGTCTTTCCGCAGATCTTCGTGTCCTCAGTATCTTCTCCGGTCACGTCCTCCAGCTCGACCTCATGGTAAACGCTTTCTTTCGGGTTGTAATATCCGAAACAATCCAGCGGAGCTTTACAAGCGTGAAAACCGCTTTTGCAAAGCTCGGCGCGGTCCTCGTGGTATGTCTCGCCTTCCTTGAATTGGAACCCCCGGCAGGTCATGTCCTTATTAAAGCCTTTGTATGCTTTCATTTTTTATCCTCAGCCCTCCTTCAGTAGTTCGTCGATGCTTACATTGAGTTCGTCAGCAACCAGTTTCAATTTGTCTGATCTTGGATTCTGATCGTCCCATCGTCTGATCACACCGTTGCCGATCCCGGCGTTTCGTTCAAGCTCCGCAAGCGTAATTTTCTTTTCATTGCAAAGGCTACGGATCTTCTCTACGATCAAAATTTTTCACCTCCGAATAAAAAAATATTGACAAGCGTTAGCTAATTTGCTATTATTGGGTTGCCTACCTAAATAATAAATCGCCTAACGCCTATCATGTGTTCAGGCCTCCTTTGCGTTGCCTGCAAGTCCATTATATTCGCAAGTTTGCTAATTGTCAATAGCAAAGTCGCTAATTTCGCAAATTTTTTTGAGGTTTTTTTATGGTTGACCGAATCCGCTTGCTTTGCAAAAAACATAACACTACACTCGCGCAGCTGGAACGAGAGCTTGGAATAGGGAATGGTGTTATCGCTCGTTGGAACGCGAAACACGTTTCTTATGAAAAAATAAAAATGGTCGCGGACTATTTCGGCGTCACGCCGGAATACCTGATGACCGGCGAGGAGTCCGCCCCGCCCACTGACGCGGAGACCGCCGAGGTGCTGCGGCTGCTGCGTCAGGCCTCCGGGGCAAAAAAAAGAGCCGCCATAGCGGCGGCCATTGCGGTGCTGAAAACCAAAGATAATTAAGGTTATTGTTTTTTAAGAAGCCACTTTAAGTATGCCAGCAGCTCCGGGTCCTTTTTTACGGCTTTCAGGATCAGCCGCTCCCACCATTTCATACGCATGCTTTACCCTCCTTCGTTTGATTAAAGCATAACAGAACCACGTGAGCAGAATCAATGCTCTTTTACCGCTCACTTTCCGCTCACGTGAGCCAAAGGAGAACACATGAAAGAACATTTTGTGAGCGCGGAGATGATCGTCCGCGCCCAGCAGCTTCGCCGGGATATGGGCTTTACCCTGCAAAGCATTGTTGACGAAGCAGAAAAAATAAATATGCCGGTCTCCATGTCCACCGTCCGGCGGTTCTTTGCGGAGGACGCAACAAAACACAGGTTCACCGCAGAAACCGTGCAGGGCATTTTCGCCGTATTGGGGCAAACGAATGACAAGACCGAAGGCGATACAACCCCGGAGCAGGTGGATTTCTTGAAGGACATTATCGCCTTTGACCGTAAGCTGATAGAAGAACTGGACAAAAAGATAGCGTCGCTTCGAGCGCAGCACGAAACGGAAATAACATCTATGCGTTGCGCTCACTCCGAAGAAATATACCGAATTGCTACGGAAAATCAGAAGCGCCTTGATTTTATTAAAACCACCGTAGAGGATTTCAAGAAGCAAATCGAGGTAAAGGATCGCCGGATGGATGAGCGCGACCGCTTCTTTATGGATCAGATCGGCGTCAAGGACCGCCGCTTCGACGACCTGTCCGCAAAGTACGACCGCCTGCTGGAAAAGCTGCTGCATTCTGAGAAGTAATGAAAGAAAAACTAAAACTATTTTTTGAAAACTATTCATTTGTCATTGTTCTGGCTTTAATTCTGTGCTCTATTATATCTGTTTTTGTGGTTTCTCATATAAATAAAAAGAAAACAACCAAAAGCGAAACAAGCACAAAAACAACGGCAGAATACAACAACAAAAGCCATGATGGAAATAATAAATCCTATTACAGAAGTCATGAATTGGACGGCGAAGATTACGATGAGGTATTTGACGAGGGGTACGAAGAGGGATATGAAGAAGGCTACGACGATGGATACGATAAAGGGTTTGAAGAAGGCGTAGACGCAGGATTTGATGAATGCTACTATGAAGGATACCATGATGGCTATTCAGAGGGTTACAGCCAGCACATTTATGACAGCACGCCGATCTATGGAGAAGATTACGATTAAGGATTAACATGGCAGAGAAACTGGAAAAGTTTTGGGATAAGATCTCGGATGGAGTTAAAAAAGCCGTTGTTCTTTTGCTGATATTTGCTTTGCCGATTGCAGGCATTATTTGGGAAGAAGTAGATGAGAAAAAGCAAAAAGCAAGCGTAAGAGACAATATCGCAACGATTCATCAGGCAGCGGCATCGCCGGAAGTCGGCCCAGACAGCGCTGCGTATCGTGATGGAAAATGCTGGCCAGGCGTGGATCCATACCGTGACGTATACGTGAGCAAAGCCAGTCTCACAGTCCACGACAGCCCACACTGCTGTGGAATGAAGTATTATTATACTATGCAGGCTTATGAGGCGTACTATTACGGGTATCGCCGGTGCCAGGTCTGCTGGTAGGTAGGTGATAGAATGGCAAAAGCAAGAAAGCTGCCGTCCGGAAACTGGAACATCCGCGTCGGCGACGGGAAAGGCGGCAAGGCAAAGTCCTTTACCGCCCCCACAAAAAAAGAAGTCGAGCTGATGGCGGCGGAGTACGTCAACGGCAAGCGCATGCCGGTGATCGAGAAGAACATCGGCGACGCCGTGGACGAATACGTGGCGATGAAATCAAACGTCCTGTCGCCCACCACGCTCGACAGTTATAAGCGCCTTAAAGAGAATTACATGAAATCCATCGTCTTTATCCGGATGTGCGATTTCACAAACGCGGACGCCCAGCGCTTCGTAAATCAGATCGCCGCCGAAAAGTCGCCGAAAACGGTGCGTAACGCCTTCGGATTGCTGTCTGCTGTATTCCGTACCTACGCGCCCGAAGTCCGCCTGAACGTCACTTTACCGCAAAAACAGAGGCAATTCCGGGAGTATCCGGAGATCGGCGCCATCCTGACGGCGTTCCGCGGCTCGGTGATCGAGATCCCGGTGCTGCTGGCGCTCTGGGAGGGCATGCGGATGAGCGAGATCCGCGGCGTAAAACGCTCCGATTTGAGCGGCGACGTGCTTACCGTCAGGAACGTAGTGGTCACCGTCAACGGCCAGCACATCGAAAAGAAGCAGACGAAGACCTACAACAGCACCCGCCAGCTCCGCCTCCCGAAGTACATACTGGATCTGATCGCGGCGCTGCCGCCGGAGCAGGAGCACCTGACGGAGCTTTCCGGGCACGCCATCTACGCCCGCTTTAACCGCACGCTCGCCCGCGTGGGCCTGCCGCACATCCGGTTCCACGACCTGCGGCACCTGAACGCCTCTGCCATGCTGGCGCTCGGCGTCCCGGACAAATACGCCATGGAGCGCGGCGGCTGGAGCAATCCGTCTATCATGCAAACAATCTACCAGCACACGTTCACCGCAGAGCGGCAGCGGATCGACAACATGATAGACGATTATTTCCAGCAGCTGATCGGATGATTCTTTTTTTTGCCCCCGCCGTTACAATCCGCGTTACAATTTTCCGCAAAAATACCTCTGAAATTGTAAAAAATATTTCATTCTGAGTAAAATATTTTTACATTTCCATCCCCCGCAAACCCTTATAAACCAACGGAAAAACAAAAGAAGCCTTGTTTTTCAAGGCTTCTTTGTTTGGTGGAGACGAGGGGACTCGAACCAAAGTGTCGCAACGCAGGACACTATATATATCAACGCCTTATGGAGCTCGTTACAATTCCATGTGCATTTTTGTTACAATTCTACAGCAAAAACCAGAGCCGGGGATCCCCCCGGCTCCGTTGTTTTCCGACCATTAACCGTTTCGCATTTTGCTAATCAGTTTCTGGATCTCGTTGCGGGTTCTCTCGTCCGGTGCGACCTCGATCATGTCCTCAAGCTGCCCGGTGATCTCTTCAGCAGCGGAGGAATAACCGTCGGACGAGTACCGGCCCATGCTGTCGCGCCGTGCGCCTCTGCCGCGCCCGCGAGCGCCGGACATGCCGCCTCCGTCATAGCTTCTGCCATAGCTTCCGCCACGATAGGACCTCATAGAGTACTCGCCGGAATACTCGCTGTCCTGCTCAAGCATCTCGATTTTGAGAATGTTTTTTTTCAGCTCCGTCAGCTTGGCCGCGTACTCGATTTCCGCGGAGGAAAGCCCGTTGTCCGCTTTCTTCTCAAGCTCTTTCAGCTTTTCGCAGGCGTAATCATACAGTTTGTGCATCGTTTTACCTCCTTCCGTCAGGCGATGCGCGTGATCGTCAGGTTCGCATTCTGCACTTCAACGACGGGTGCAGGCGTAACGGTCGGATCAATCGTAGCCGAAACCGCGTCAACGGATATGGGGAAGCAGCAGCCGCGCGGGACCTTGATGATCGCCGTGCTTGTCACGTTGCCGTATTCTCCAACCGCCGCCGGGGTGTAGATCGCCCGGCTTGTCAGTCTCGGTTCGCCGCTAACAGCAATCGCAACCGCAATCGGGGTTACGGTGCCGCCATCCGGGATCGCAATGTTGCCGTTAAAAGTAACCTGATACTGCGCGAAGCAGTTACACGCGCTTCCGATTGATGTGCCCTTGAGAATAAAATTCCCGGTATTGCCTTCGTGGTACACATTGCCCTTCGAGCAGGGAATAGATGTATCAAACAGTATGGGCGAGTTCAGCGCCACTTCCTGCACAGGGTTATACAAAAATTCACAGGCCATCAAATCACCGCCTTAACCGCTGCAGCCGCAGCCGCACCCGCCGTTGTTGCAGGTGAAGATGGGGGTTCTGCCGTACACGGGAGTGCTGGGAACAGGACAGCTCGACAGCCTGTTGTAAAGCTGGTCAACTTCATTGCTGAATCCCTGCTGGATAAAGGCATTCTGAGCCGCCTGCGACGCAGCAAACTTGGCGTCGGAAAGCTGACTGCGGAGAGCGTCGTTCTCGCGCTTATAGCCGTCCAGCTCAAGCTGACAGAGCTTGTCAAGGATCGACTGCGTGTTCGCCGCGTTCGCGCTTCTGGTCGCGCAAGCCTCCGTCGCCAACGTGTAACGAAGATCCGCGATCCCAGCGTTCGTCGCGGTGAAGCCTGCCGTGTTCGCGGTTTGCTCAGCAAACGAGCGGTTGAGAGACGCGATCTCGTTGGTGTTGAGCTGCTGCACGATGGAATTCTGCGCACCCGTGATCGCCGCATTTACGCCTGCGAAACCGCCGCAAAGCTGCGTAGAGATGCTGCCGATACTGTCCCGGACCGAAGTGATAGAGTCGCTCAGCTGAGCGTCACGGAATCCGTCGTTGACGGTATTGTTGATACCGTTCTGCCCGTTTAGCAGCCACGGGAAGTCGAAGCCGAGGCCGCCGCCGAAGCCGCCCATGCCGCCCCAGCCGCCGCCGAACATGCCGAAAAGGAACAGGATCACGATCCAGCTCCAATCGCCGCCTCCAAATCCAAACCCACCACCGTTACCGTAAGCGGGCGCGACGGGCATAGAGACGTTCAGCCCGCCATTTTCATCATTGAGTCCCATATTCAGTTTTCCTTTCTACCGTCTATTTGTTGACGGTCAGGCCCGTTACGTGGGCGATCCGTATTTATATAATCATCCTGCGCGCCGGATGTTATATATTACCTGCCGTTGATCATCCGTTGAAAAAACGGATTGTTTGTGATCTTATTCGCCGCATGCTGGATCTGTGCAAGCTGCTGCTGAGACATCTGCCCGGAATTTAACAGCTGCTGTACTGCGCCCCGCGGATCCTGCAGCGCATTCTGTGGCAAGTGTCTCTGCATAATAAACTGCATCGGGTTCTGCAGGAATCCGCGGAACTGGCCAAGGAATCCGTCAAAACTGCCGAACGGGTCATTCATTTGTTACATCTCCCTTTTCTTGTATCTTTTTATATATATCATCGACTTTTTCTCTCAGCGCCTCCAGATCGCCTTTTGTCGCATATAAAGACATATCGGCCTTCTGTTCCTTATCGCCCGGATTTGGGCCGTTTTTCGGCGATTCCGGCGGTTCGTCCTCCATCACCCGGTACCGGCGGAATTCCGGCTTGTCAAGCTGAGAGAATCCCATCGTCTTCGTGTAAAAGAAGGGCTCGTTCACGTTTTTAAATGTCACACTGTTGCCCGGTGCGACGGGGTAATTGCGCGCTTCCTCCTCAGACTGCACGAACACCAGCTCCCCGTTCTGGATCGGCTGCATTTGCTTCTGCTGCGGAAACTGCTGCATCTGCTGCATATACGGATTCTGATTGTACATCGGTTGATATGTTGCCGGGTAATAAAACGGGTTCGGCATTTTCAGTCCTCCTTATAAAAATAGTAAATCGGGATCTTCCCAGTGGAATCGTAAGTGTCCCACGGTCTACCGTCGATTACTGCGACGGCGTGATCTCCACAACCGAGAACATACCGCCCTCGCGGATGATCTTCGGCAAAATCTCCAACAGTATAACAATCCGGGCACTCGTTCGGGATGATCGCACGCCTGAAGCCTTTGCTGCGTAGATACGCGCCCCATACATAGTTTCCGGACGGCATATCAGATAAGATATACCCTTGCAATGCTGCGCCGGTGTAGGTGGTGTTCCAGTCTTGTCCGGTCGCCGCGCAGATCGCCCGTATAACACAATCGCCTACGCGTTTACCTTTAGGGTTTGGATTATAGTATCTCCATTCGGCCATATCACCGCCTCCGGGGATAGCGTAAAATAAAAAACGCCCGTCCGCAATGACGCGAACGGGACATTTGGTATTATGTCATTATTTATTTTTCGATCTGCGCATATATTTCCTTTTCCGCTTTGCACACGATGCGTTTCAAGTGCCTGTCGCAATACCCTCGCTTGGATTCGATCTCGGCGTACTTCAGTTTATCGATCAGCCTGTCTTTAACGATATCCCGATACACAGGGTTGTGAACATGCGTTTCGATCAGATGTTCCAGCTCTTTTTTGTTCATGCTCTGCAGGTAGATAGAAATGAGTTTCCTGTCTACTCCATCCTCGGAGCTGTCAATAAGAGCGCGGATGTCTTTACAAAAGCTCGCAACGCAGATCAAAATCAGCGCGACGATCAGTCGTAGGGTCTTCCTGTTTGCCCGAACGATCAGCTCCGGCATCAGATCTCCACCTCCGTGATGATCGGATTGTATCCTTTGGCCCTCAGCTCTTTCGCCTGCTGCTCTGCGTACTCTCTTTTACGGAAAGCGCCTACCTGCACCCGGTACAAAATCTGACCGCCGAGCCTGCGGGTAACCTCTTCTGCAAGGTTCCCCATGCGCTCAAATAGCCACGGGCCGGGGCAGCTTTTGTTCGCCCACCATCTGTGCACGGAAAGCAGCATCTCGTTTTCCTTCGGTTCGTAGTTAAGCGCAGTTGCTTTGTCCTTGATCCAGAGCAAAACGGTTTTTCCGTTGCGCTTACATATATCCGTACAAAGCTCCACCAGTTTACTGTAGACGGCGTCGTTAAATGCATAAGGATCCGTTTTGTCAGACGCGCATTCTATGGTGACCGCTCTCTGGTCATTGGCGTTGGAAGAGGAGCACCACGAACGCTTATCCTCGTCGACGTAAAGACCCACTCTGCCGTCGAAGCCGATACCGTAATTGGACGAGGTCTGCCGCGCTTTGTTTTGGAACAGCGTGCCCAGCGCTTCCACAGAGGCCTGCCCCACGACGCAGTGCGGCGTGATGCGGTCTATTTTGTGCGTTCGCTTCCCACTGTTGCAGGGGGACAGTTTAATGTAATCAACAAGCGCCGAATTACTCATCGCCTTTTCCTCCTGTCAACTCGTCAAAAGTTTCTTCTGTGAATTCGTTGTCTTCCTGAAAGATAGCGTCGTCATTCATCGTTATCATCCTTTCCAAATTCGACTTTACAGTCGTTGCTGTCGTAAGCCTCAAACGGATTTACGTTGGTTGCCGCCGGCTTATCTTCCGGTCCTCGACAACCGTCTGCCAGCCCCTCGCCGATGATGTAGGCCACCAGCGATGCCCCCGCCATGATCAGCGCGGCGACCTGCTCCGTCTGCCCGGCGTCCTTCCCAAAGTAGATCAGCAGCATGCTGACAAACCCGGCCACCGCCGCCCAAAACTTTCTGCTGGTCAGTTTCCGTTTCCAATCAATTTGCATAAGACCTTCCCTCTCTTTACAGTCTCACCGGCAAAATTGTCCCGGTATACGTCTTCAACGGGTGCAGCGTGACGCGGCCTTGGAAGAAGTTCACGACGAGAGTTGCTACAATATCCCATGCGGCCACAGCATCGTCATCTGAACCGAAATTCGACATGCCGATAAGCGGCACCGCGCGCACGCCCATTCTTGAACCAGAAGTGAAATACCCCATGTACGGGAAGAAATCAATGTACGGGTTAATGTTCCCTACGTTTACGTAAGTCTGTGTAGACTCGTCGTATTCGTAATCGATCATATCCGCGCCCGTTTCGCTGATAACATCCGAACCTGCTGTTACACAAATGTCGCCTGAAGCTCTAACCTCATAGCTTCCGTCATTATTCTGGTAGAATTTGATATCCAGAAATTTATACCGTTCGCTGTTCTTCTGTTTTGTGTCATCATAAAGCGACGCAAATTGAATCTTTTTTGAGAAGAACGGTATAGTGGAACCGTAAAAACCGGCATAGTTAGATCCCTGACAGACAAGAGGCTGCATGACAGCCTTGCTCTGTTCCTCGCTCGTCAGATCGACGTGCATGGTATTCATAGCGACGCCTACCACAGTCGAGTTGTAAATAGTGATACAGCTGATTGCATATATAGGCGTAATGTGCTTTACGCCGTTGCCGCTGTTAATTCTCGGCTGGAGGCTTGCTGTCAGATTCAGTCCATTGATCTCCCTGATAGAAATCGCCGCCGCTCCGATCAGCGCCGTGAAGTTCTTTCTTCTGTTTTTCCATGCTGTAGAACTGTTATTGATGCCGAGCAAAGCGTTGATGGCCGCAAGCTTGTTTGCGGCACTGTAATCCTCAAACGTCTCATAAATGGCGTTCGGGTCAAGGGCCTCAACCAGATGCGTCGTGTCCTGCAGCCATGCCAGTAACGACGCTTCCGTCGTTTCTGTATACTCGAAGCTGTTAATGCGTGCTGCGACCTGCTGTTCGTCTGTAGTGCCGGCCGCAAATTCATTATCAAGGAACTCCTTTGTCGTTGGCTGCAGAATGATGTTCGCGTTCTGATATTTTTTGTAAAGCGCGATTCCGGTCTTGCCGGCGAGCGATTTTTTGTACGATGCAAGCGTTCCGGAAGACGAAGTGTCTGAGTCTGCCGTCCATGTGCCTGCAGTGTCGTCCCAATATTTACTGTCGTTTGAGCTTGTCGTATATGTCGATGCGTCTGCAGCTTTTCGGAAATTGAGCATGCTCCCAAAGTCGTCCATCGCAACGACGGTCGAATCCGTCACGGTATACAGACAACCGCAGTGCCCGATTCTGCCGTCAATACGCACCAAGTCCGTTACCCGCCCGGCACCGTAAGCACCGAGAATGCAGTAATCCATCGTCACGTCGTAATTTCCGACAAGCGCGCCGACAAGCTCCAGAGACACATAATCCCAGCAGGTATTGTCCCTGTGCGTCGTCTGCGATTTCTTTTTAAGGTTGTAACTGGTGCATACGCCGAATCCCTGCATCAGATCGATATAGGAATCATACACATAGCACGTATGGCTGTTTGTAAGGATTCCGATGAAACCCGTTTGTGCATATATGCGGTGCACCCAGCTATCATGCCCACTGGAGGAGATTGCAATAAAGTTCAGGTTGAATTGGCAGTCGTCAACATTTGTCAACGACCCCATCACAATCGCAGCACCGGAAAAACCGCTGAACTGGCAGCGTTCAAACGTCGTGAATTTAGTTTTTGATTGCTTAAAGCTTGCCGAATTATTTTCGTAATCAAAAAGGATCATACCGGAAGTCGATACTTTAATCCTGCCCCTGTCATCCGTCTTCGGAGCGCCGCAGATAACGCCGTTGATACCCTTGAGCTTCCTGATGCACCCGAATGGGTTGTAAGCATTACCGGTATCAGACGCCGTGCCTTCTCCCGGACGGTACCCTGCGTAAGCATCCCTATACCACGAAAACGAGTTTGCTGCGCTGATCTCAAGATCTTCAAAGGAAATGCCAAACTCTGCGGCAAAGAAAAGTGCCGTATCGATATACAGAGATTCTTTCACGTTGTTATCCGTGTCTACGCTCTGGTCGCCTCTGTTTGCGGAAGGCTGCTCCACAACCTGATAGCCCGTGGTTTCGCTGACGAATGGTGTAATAGACGCACCGGAACCAGCAGCAATCGTCAGTTCCCTTGGGAAATAGACGAGGCGCGAGATCGGGTAGTCTATGCCGACAGTGTCACGGTTGTTATAATGACCTTTGGTCATGGCTGTGCCGAAGATCTTAACCGGGTGCCGAATTACGATAGGATCCCGGAAGAACCAGTTCCCCGTAGGGAAAAAGATGCGGTTATATTTACCCTTCTTCCCCCACTGATCCTCCGTCTTGTGGTCAGGATCCGCGTAATATGCTGCGCGTTCTTCCTGCGTAGGAAGTCCTGCGTAAGTAGTAGCATCCACAAGAAGCGGATCCGTCGGAATTGCGGGGATATGGTCCATGTAATTCTGAAGCAATGCGCTGTTCGTTGCAGGGATTCTTCCGTCCGCCAGCGCGTACTCGTCCGTAGTTTCTCCGCTTGGACGATCAGAACCGGAGACCCGTCCCTGCTTTAGACCAATATCGTAAGCCGTAACGTGATCCGTCAAAATAGGCAGCGCGTACAGACCGCCGTGCAGCGGGATCGCCAGCGGGTTCAGCGTACCGTCGGAAAGCCGCGCGCCGGCCAGATCGGTAACTTCGTAAGTTCTGGCGCCGCCGTCGTTTGCCTGCCAGCGGCCGTAGGTCTGCAGCACCTGCCCGGCTTTGATATCTTTTGCCGCTGCCATGTCGGTCGCGGTGTCGTAGGTTTTCGCAAAGTTCTTCAGCTCCGCTTTGACCGCCTCCAACGCGGCTCTGCTCGCGCCGCCGAAGACCTGACCCTGATCGCTGGCCGTATCGGTCACAAGGATCATAAACTGCGGCGTGGCGACCGGGGGCTCCTCTTCCGCAACGTAGATCTGCAGCTCGCAGTTGAGCAAGCCGGTCACGTCGGTCACAAAATCGGTAAAGTCGAAGATCACGGTGCCGTCGCTGCGGAAATCACAATCGTTCACGACCTGCGTGCCGTCAGGCTTTACAATCACCATAACGGCCCGGCTGCCGAAGGGAACGGTCCACGGTTTACCGTGCTCCGTCAGCGTGGCGTAGATCCGGCGCGCAGCGTCGTACTGCTTCGCAACGACCTGCACCTGCGGCGTCTCGTTATAAATATCAAGAGTGATGCGGTAAATGCTGTTTCTCATATTCGTACCTCCGTACTGCTCTGCGGTCAGTATACACTATACCGGCACAAATTTTAGATAGACGTGTTTGCATAAAAACAGAGCGCGGTCTCCCGCGCCCCGTTTTCAGTCCTTCAGCCATTTGTCAATATCCTTGCTTTTGTCTGTTCTTTTGTATCCAAGCAGCTCGTAGGCGTTCAAAAGGTAGCCTTTCATTCTCGCTCGCTCTGCTGTCGACGCCGCCTTGTAAAGCGGCTTATAGTATTTGGTAATCTCTGATGCTGCAGATGATGCTTTTATGCCGTGATCAAGGTATTTCCGCACGACCTTTCTCAGATCTGTCCCGGATCCTACGGCTTCTATCAGTTCGTAGTATTTGCTGTAATCGTCCGGTTCTCCGTCGCCGTCTGCATCTTCGCCCGCATAATTCCACTTGTCCATTTCCCAATAGACGTCATCTGCGTTTAATCCTGCGTACTTTTTCAGATACGTTTCTGCCGTCTGCTGGTCGATGTCTCCGTTTTGATACAGGTTTTTGATCGAAGATTTCATGTCGCTGCGGGCGCTGTTTTCTGGGTTGTCTTTATTGCCGAACACATACTCGGAAACAAGATCGTCATACACGGCCTGTATCTTGTTTGCGTCGCCGCTCTTGAGCGCTGCTTCTGCGTCTGCTTTGTCGTAATAGTCGGCGCTGTCCTTGTCATCATCGGCGTCTTCCCACCAGTCTGGCTTTTCTTTGTACGCGACCTCGCCGATCTGCTCCTCTACAAACTCGCGGTCGTACCCGGCTTTTACAAGGGCGTCAACGGCTTTTTTGTATTCTTCGTCCCAGCCGTTCTCCTTGGCTTCCGTCGCTGACTTTATACCGGAGCGCAAGGTCGTAAACTTTGATTTTATCGTCTTGAGAATATCCTCCTTTGAGAAGTGTTCCTCATCGTAAATCTCTGCGACGATGTCTTTGTACTCGTTTACGTCCAGCACGTACCGGGCCGCAGCCGCCCTCACGATCCGGTCGTCGTGCGCCGCAAGCGCAGATCTGATCGCTTCGTGATAGTCGTCCTCAGTCTTGTACTGCTTCTTGTACTCGTCGATCTTCGCCTGATCGCCGGAGACCAGAGCTTTGTACAGCCGTGTCTGCTTTTGGGAGGAGGTCAGTTCAACGCCCGCCTCAAAGGAAAGGAACGCTTTGTTTACGGCGTCTTCGTAGTGCAGGTAAATTCCCTTACCGATGTTTACGATGTTCTTCAACGGGACGCCGCACATGCCGAGAACACGAGCCACAAAGTCATACACCTTTTCGCCGTCCAGTTCACCGTCTTTTGCTTTGGAGATCAGATTGATAAAGCTCGTCACCGTATCGTTGATCATATCCAGCGTCGGGTTGGATATAACGTCATAGGTGTTTTTCGCAATCGCTTTTTCCACGACAGACCAGCCGATCTCTCCGAAAACAGGAAGAATCACGGATACGATCTGCGCCGAAAGATCCGTTCCGGCTTTTTTCATAAAGCTTTCCCACGTAAGCTCCTTGTCTTCGTCGTCACGGTACCGGTCCATGCTGTGCTTTACGGCGTTCGCAACCGCCGTCATGGCGACGAATACGGTGGCGGTGGCAATCTGGCTCGTCAATGCTTTTGCAAAAGTTCTGCCGGCAGCCTTTGCCTGGGCGCTGCCTTTGCCGTACTGTGCTTTCGCAAAGCGCAGTCCCTGAATGGAATCACGCAGAATGCCGCTGTTCTGTAAGGGCTGAGTTTTGAACATCAGTATGTTCTTCCAGAAGTTGTCCTTCGACACCTCCGCCCGGTGAAGTGGGTCGTACATGGGCTGCGTATCCGACAGCACCTTTTCGTAAAGCTCCTTGACTTTCCGGTTAAAGTCCTTTGACTTCGGGTTTGTCGTCTTTTTGACTTCGTGCTCGCAGGCGAGGAACAGAGCCGTCGTCGTATTCACGTCCGCGCTCTGGATCCAGTTCGCCGGAGACAGCACGCCCAACTTCTCGTTAAGCCAGTTGAACTTGCTGTGCTTCAGTTCGCCGATCTCCTGTATCGACAGGCCTTGCCGGCGCATATACAGCAGCGGTGTGATCTCGTCGATCCGGTCGTAAAGCTCGTTCATCTTCCCGGTCAAGGCGGTCTGCATGAACTTGTTGACGCCGTAGTTCAGCGATCCAAGGGACAGGTACGCGAAAGCCGTCGGATACGAAGCCATCTGCTTGATCGTTACGCTGATGTTCGCCATCAGCGTGGATTCAACGAAAGCGGTTTTCATCTGGCTCAGCAGCTTGTTCGTCTTGTCTCCGCGCGGTCCCTGAATGTCCGCGACGGCCTGCTGCAGAACGTCCATGCCGGTGCGCCAGCGGTCGTTCAGCGTTTCAACGACCGGCGTTTCGTTTGCCTTTTTGCCGAAGTTGAACACCGCGTTCCAGTTGCGGACCGGAACTGCAAGTCCGGTGTATTTTGCGACGTCGTCAATATGCTGCTCCAACACCGTGTGGATACCGGCGATCAGCACCGGCGTCTTCGCGTTCGGCACCAGACGCTTCGTCATGCCCAGATTCCTGACGGAGATGTTTCGCTCCACGTTTTCCGTTTCGCCGGACTTATAGGTCTGTACGATCCGGTACGGAATGTACGCTTTCTCCCGCGCGATCGGCACGCCTTCCAGTTCCATTGAGGTCTCGTTCATCGCGTCAGTTGATTGCTCCCGCAGAACGGTTTTGCACGCTTCCATAAACCGCGTCGCCCACTCGTCTTTCTCGACGGCCTTGCGCAGCTTTTCGATCAGCTCGCCGTCAGCGACGTTTGTTTTGTGGCTCTTCCGAATCGCCTCGTTCAGGTCGCCCTTGTTCATCAGCTCAAGGTCCGGGAAGTACGTGGTATACTCCAAGTGAGCGTGGTTCTCGTTGGCGATCTCGCGCTCGTAGGTCAGTATCAGCTGTATGGCCTGCATCATGCTGATATAGAAACCGTTGCCGTCGGTGTCGACCATGTACACGGCGCCTTCCTCCGCGGCGCGCTTGTAGTTCTTTTTGTCCGCTTTGGTTTTGCGCGTTTCGTTGATGGTTTTTTCCGCCTTCATGCGGAACTCTTCGCCCTTGTAATAGCCGTTGACCACGTCCATAAACAGGCGAGACAGCTCTGCGTCGTCGTTATATCCGCTCATCTCCCGCATCACGCGGATGGGGTTCGTCAGCCATTCGCGCTCGAAGTCGGAAAACCTGCTGCTGCCGATCTTGCTTGGAAGCGCTTTCGTCTCTCGAGTGATTTTGTTCCGCGCTTCCTCCAGCGACATGGCGTGTTCGGCGCCGATCAGTTTCTTCGCGTCGCTTACGTGCTTCCAGACCTGCTTCATGGCGTCGTACACCTGCTGCAGTTCTGCGCGGCTCATATCGCGGATCGGTTTGTCGTTTCCAAGGCTTTCCTTCAGGTCACGAATGTAATTCGAAAACTCTTCGTCGTGCGCGTATACCAGATCCGGGTCGTCGCTGTTCGCCAACCCGTCGTACACGTCGCGCAGCCTGTTCAGCAAAGCGTTCTTGGTCGCGTCCCGTTCCCGCTCGCTCTCGCCGGTGTACCGCATCGTGCCGTTGCGGAGCCCTTCGTCGATCTGCTCCGGCGTAAACTCGTTTTCCAGCACTGTGCGGTAAATCGGCTTGCCGGTCGTGCCGACCATCGGGTTCCCGTCGGCGTCCGTCTTGCGGATCATCAGCGTTCTGGGCGTCGGGTCGATCATGTTGCAGATCTCAATCAGCCCGTTTACGAACTGCCGCGGCACCGCCGTTTTTCCCTTGCCTTCGCTCAGACGCTTCACCATAGTGTTCCGCAGATCGCGGATCTTCTCGCGCAAATCGGAAGACGCTCTCTGGTCCCGCTCTTTCAACCGCATCTCTTTTCTGTGCTCGATCTCGGCCTCGTACCGCTCGTACTTTGCCTGCGCTTTTGCCCGCTCCTGCTTCCGTGCTTTTGCCACGGCAGACGTCGTTTTCTGTTTTGTCAGCTCGTCCACTACGCGGGCCAGCGGCTTGCTGGCTTCCAGTCGGAGAAGCTGCCGGTCGTAGTTTGTCACCCGGTTGGCGGTTTTCACGGCCTCCTCCCGGAGCGCCTGCAGCTTCGCGTTGTCCCGCGGGCCCTTGCTGAAGGAGAGTTCCCGAATCTGCGCCCGCAGGTCGGTTAGCTTCTGCTGCTCCGCGTTCATGGCCTCGATCTTCGCCTGATAGTCCTCCAGCTTCTGCCGCTCGATATCGTTCTGCGCGGTGGTCAGCAAGGCGTTACTGAGCAGCGTTCGCGCGTCCGTCGCGTTTTCGTCCCGGTCGGAAAAACGGATGGCAGAATCTTCCTGCCCGTAGGCAGCCACGATCTCGTCGCGCATTGCCTGCATTAGCGGCATCACGTTTTCCACGGAAGCAGTATACCCATTGCCGTACTGATTTGTAAGCGCCTGCTCGGCAATAGTCGTCAGCGGGTTGCCGTATCCGTTCTTCTCTTTTGCGACATAACCGTTCTCGTCCCGGTACTCGATCTTAATCGGCACGCTGGTCACGCTGGCCTGCTCAAGAGCGCGCATGCGGTGGCGGCCTTCATGCCCAACCACTTCACCGGTGTTCATATCCACGGCAAGGTACGGCGTCTCACGCTGGTTCTCTTTGAGCTCACGCATGTAGTCGTAGTCCGCCATGGTGGTGCCGTAGTCGTTCTTCATGCTGTCAAACTTGCTGCGGTCTGTGAACTCTTTGGTCGTCAGGTTTATGAAGTCCGTCGGGCTAATGGATGTGATCCATCCGCGGGCGTAGTCTGTCCGTTTTCCGGCACCGTTGTCGCGGATCAGCCAGTCGATCCGCTCCTCGGTCATAGTGGCTTTGTCGCGGTCGGAAAGTTTCTCTTGACTTTCGGTTTCATTCGTGATATCATAATTATTGGAATCCGCATTTGTGAGCAGATCCGAGACATACGAATGAGATGTACGGCTGCGTAGTCCGCTTGCGGGTTTCTTTTTTTGTTGCCCGGAAACGGTGTCAAGAAATTCTACATTGACAGCATGCGCGCGTCCATCTGTTGTAAACATAACTGCAACGCCAACATGCGCAGAATTACCATTAATTATTACTGGAGCTGCATAAGTCAGCGTTGTCGTATTATTGTTCTCATGGTTCTTGTGCCCTGCAATTATAATTCCGCGTTTTGCTACGTAAGGAGCTAAAATTGCAGCAGCTCGTCCGTACTCTCCTTTTGCGTGCAATACAAGATTGTGAACGCCTGTTTTGTCGAAGTTAAAGGATATTCCGTTCCTGACAAAACGCTCACCGCCGATCTTCTTGACTTGTTGCGTAATCAAATCCTCAAGGACTTGTTTCGTTTCCCCTCCGTACTGAACGCTTGCAACAGGGGATAGTTTTGCGATTTTATCCTTGTGTTTTTTTAACTGCGTACGAATGGTAGAAAAATCATCCATCCAGTCTACGCCGTCGAGGTTAAGAACTTCGTTCCTTGTGGAGAACCTGATATCGCTGTCCTTCTCGCTGAACCGCTCGCTCAGCGGGATGATGTTACCGTTGTCGTCGTAGGTGATCGGGTCGGCGGATTTCACGGTCTCCGGCGAGAAGAAAATATACTCGTCCGCTCTGCGGTTCGGGGAATAGTTGTTCATCGCAGGATCCATCACGTTGCGGATCACCAGCGAAGTGTATCCCTGCTTCTGCGCTTCCATGGCGATCTCTTCCGTAGACCACTTCTCGCCGCCCAAAGCGGAAGCGTCAATGTCTGTCCAAAACGCGCCCTTTGCGTCGATCTCCAGCGGTTTGCTGCCCATCATGCCATACAAGGTGTACGCGCCAAGGCTTCTGTACTGCTCAACGGAAGCGCGCAATATTTCTTTGCTTGCAAACTTCCCGTTATTGTTGATCAGGTATTCGTCCGCATGGAACGCAGGAAGCAAACGGTATTCCACGTCAATCAAAAAGTCAGTGTAATCATAACCAACCACAAGCCGATACAGATCCTCGTTCCCAGCGGCGAGGATTTCTTCTCGGTGTTCACCAAACCACGAGCGCACCTTTTCGCGTTCTTCGTTGTAACGCTCAATGGAATACTCCAATTCAGAGAACGGGTAGTCTCCGGTGAACATATCGGCAAGATTTTCTTCAATCTCACCGGCAATGATCATCATGTAATCGAGACCGTTGTTGATGTCGATAGGCATCTCAGGAAAACCTTCTTTATAATCCCATGCCTCGTTTACACGATCTCTCCATTCAGTGGCAGCTTTCTGAAACTCATCTTTTACCTGATTCAGATCTGCGTCAGTGATCTCACGCGCGTCTCTGTGCAGCACGTTTTTCACGTTCGATATCAGCGTTTTGTCTGTGCCGTCGTCAGGAATATACGTGTCGCTGATGCGTCTCGGATCTGCGTACCCTTTGCCGTTCGCATAACCGGCGGCAACACCCTCATCCGGTGTTGTAAAAATCAGCGGCGTTCTGAATGAGGTAAACCCGAATGAGTCGGTGCCGTGGTACAGTTTCAGCGGTTTGCCGTTCTTATCGAGGAATACGTTTTTGCCAAGCGCCTTTTCGGCAACCATCCTCGCAGCCGTGCGCATATCCCCGTTCTTCAACGCGGTGAAATAGTCCACGTCCTGCTGGTTGCCGCTTGCGCGCGCGGCGGCAAGGCCGGAATCAATGGCCTCGCTATCCCGGTCGGAAAGCATGTTTTTGTTCGCTTTTTTGTATTCCTTTGTAAAGTCCTCTACTACGTCTTCTGCGACGGGGAAGGTATCGTGCCCGCCCTCGTAAGCGTCCAGCAGCGTCTGGATGCTGTGGCTGTCGATATCCGCGTTCCCGGTTCCGCCAATATTGAAGTCGGGCCGCACCGCCTGCTGCGGCGAGCCTACGCCTTCGTTATCGTACATTTTGAAGTCGATCAGCAGCTTCCAGTAGCCGTCCGTGCTGCCGTCCTTCTTCAGCGTAAACGAGCCGTCCGGGTGCGCGTCCAGCAGCTTATAAAACTTCGGGCGCTTGCCTTCCGCAGCGCACATCCGCAAGTAATCTTCCGCGTTCTCTTTGCCGCTCTTTCTGAAGTCCCAGTAAGTATTCGGCATGTAGTTGGTGGCCTTGGTCTTTACCTGCTTGCCGTTCCATTCGTGGAACTTCGGCGAAAGGAACTTCTCGTTCTGCATGAAGGTGTAATCCTTTGTGGTGGAAGGAAGGCCGAGATCCGCATACTGCGCTTTCTTCCACTGGCTGCGGTGGAAGGGGATAATAAAGTCGATGCGAGGATCCGCCATGGCCGCTTTCAGCTGCGCATCGTCAAAGGTGACGAGGATCGTGCCTACGTTTTTCGAGAAGTTATCGCGGATATTAAACGCTTCGTCGTGCGGCATGCCTTCCACGTCGTCAAAGATCAGATTCCCGTTTGCTTCCACGCCCTTGGCGATCAGCGAAAGGTTGATTTTCAGGCCGGTGTTGCCGAACATCCACGCGAATTCCGGCACCTTGGTGTACGCCTGCCCGGCGAGCCCAACACGGCTCATATCCATGATTACCTGCATCATGTCGATAGCGTGCACCAGCTCGAAATCGGAGAAGCTCTGAATGCGAATACCGCCGTTATCGTTCTTCGCCTTTACCTGATCCTTGTCCTTGAACAGGTTTGTGATCTCGTTTTTGTAGTCCGTCCGCATCTGGTACTGCTTCGGCTTCTGCTGGCTGGCGAACAGATTGGTATCGCCCTCGCCGATCCGTCCGTGGTTGTTCCAGAATTTTTCGTACTGCTCGTACACCTCCGGGTGCTGGGTGCGCATGTTCTCAATGCCGACGGGCGTAAACACGTCCTGCATCTTCGGAACCCACGTGGCGTCAGGATTGTGCTTCTGATACCGCGCGATAAACTCTTTTGCAAATTTACCCATGTTTGACCGTGAGCCCTCCACATAGCAGAGCCCGCAGTTTACCACATATTTCCGCTCTTTCATCATGTTGCGGATCTTCAGGATGTCAATAGGCGAAAGCACGCCCTCGCCGATGGCGGCCTGAATCGCTTGGATGGTCCCGGTGATATACCGACGCTTTGCGCACAGAGTGCTGAAGTCAAAACTGCCGCCGTATTCCACGTTCGACACAAAGGCGGACAATCCTTCCGCCGCTACGTAATCAAGCCGGGTGCGGTCATCGGCAATCATCTTTGCAATGCCGTTCACGTCGTCGATGTATTTCAGCGCCTTTGTCTTTGTCACGCCCAGCGCCTTGGCAAGCGCGTCCGCTGCTGCTTTCCGGTTCTGCACGTATTCGCTTTCCGTCCACGTGCGTTCGCTCATCACCGGCGCCGCCGATTCCGTTTTTGTGTTCAGGCTTACGCCTGCAGCGGCAAAGTTTTCACCGGCGCCGACCAACGCCTCGCTGAACAGTTCCGCAAAGCGCTGCAGTTCGTCGCCGAATTGACGCATAATAAGCGCTTCCGTGCTGTCCGCGTCCATGTCTTTATACAGTGCGCGCACTTTGTTTGCGATCCTGCGGAAGAAGTCGCGCATTTTATCGTACAGGCTGCGGTCTTTCTGACGCAGTTCGGCCAGCCGTTCAATGGCGTCCGTGTCCGTCAGCAGTTCGCTCATGCTGTCGGCCACGAATTCTTCATAAGCCGCTTCATAAGAAAGCTCTCTGCCGTTGTTTTTCGCCTTTTCCTGCTGCGCTTTTACGCGTTCCTCCACGCTTTCGCCGTGCTTGCCGTAAGTATCGTTAAGAAACTCGGCAAGCGCTTCGTATTTTTCGGCGTTCCACTGTATTATAAAGTGCGTGAACTCGTGCGCGGCTGTCCACATAATCGCGCCCTGACCGCTGTTGCCGGAGTTAATATCCAGATATATCGTTCCGGTTACCGGGTCGAAGATGCCGTTTGGCGCGGGGCTGTCGGCAGCATAAGTCTGTTCGGCGGTTTTAATTTCCGTTTTCAGCACACGTTTGCCTGCGTCGTTCACGTAGCTTTCAAAGCACACGATCTTGTTTTTCGTAACGGCTGCTGCAATAGCGTTGACGGCAAGGATCGACCGGCGCTGCCGCAGTGTCAGCGTCGATTTATCAATGCCCAGCATTTCCACGTTCGCGCTGCTTTCGCCGGACGTCAGTTTTTCCAGCCGCCGCGTGGCTTTTTCGTCTTTTTTCTGCTGGCGCTTTGTGCCTTGGTTTTCCGCTTCCGCGTCCGGGTGCTGCGACTTAAAGTATTGTGCCGCACTCATGCCGGCCAGCGTTCTGCGTTCTTCGTCAATGGCTTTGTTTTCATTCCGGATCCGCTCCGCGATCTCTGCGTGACCTTCCGGAATTTTCTGCCCGGACGCGACGCGCTTATTGTAATTTTCAAGCGCCGTTTTGTTTTTATTGTATTTTGCCGCCTTTTCGCTGCCTACGTTGTACGCACGCCGCAAAGCCTGCTCCGGCGTGCCGCTGACGGCTTCAAACGTCTGACCGTTTAACCCCATGCGGTAAGCGCCGATCACGTTGCGCACCTGCGTTGCTACGTCGCTGCTTTTGAAGTCTGCGCTGATACGAATAGCCGCCAGCAAAGAATTGGCGTCCTTTACGCTTGCGCCGGTTTTCCGCACTGCTTCGTAAGCAAGGGCAGTGCTCATGTCCTTGTACTTAACGCTGTCGGCGTCAACAATGCTGCCGTTCTCAAGTCTGATCCGCATTTTACCGTCAGACGAAAGCGATTCGATCCTGCGCGGAACTACGCCGTCTTCTTTTGATACGCGCGTTTCCTGCACGTTGTCAAAGTCTACGCCGAACGACTGCAGGCTCAGCCTGCTGCGGTTTTCCAGCGCTTCTTTCTGGATCTGTTTGATCTTCTCCTCGTTCTCTCTGATCTTCGCATCATAAGCGGCAAAATCTATGCCGAAGTTTCCGGCCTTTCCCTTGCGGTTTTTCAGCTGCGAAAGTGTGTTGATCTGATTTGCCAGACTTCCGTTTGTGTCATAGACGCTCCGGAAGACGTTTTGCGCAATGGACATGGCGGATCTGCCGCCGACGCTCTCCATATTGCTCAGCGTGGTTTCTGCTTTTTTTGAGATCTTGCCGCCTTCGTTTACCGCTTTCGACAGGATCTCCGTCATTCTTTCGAGCTGAACGCCGGAAACGCCTTCCGCCTCCAGCTGCTTCCGGACGGTGCTTTCGATCTGCGTGGACACTTCGTTCGTCATGGCGTCCACCATCATCGCAGCGCGGGTCTTGTCCTTGATCGAATACTTTTTCGCCTCCGCGTCCAGCAGATCCGCCAGCTTGTACGCGTTGGTATCCTCGCCGAAAGATTTAGCCAGCTCGATCAGCGTTCCCATGTCGCCGTTTTTCACGGCGCGCAGCACGGTGTCGTAGTTGGAAGCATTACTGTGGACGCCGCTCACAAGGTTGAACGGCACCGCGGACAGCATGCCCAGAAGACCGGAGTACAAAGCTTCGCCCCAGTCAACACCGACCTTTTCGTTTCCGTACTCGTCCAGTTTCCAGCTGCCGGTGATGGTGTTCCAGATAAACGGGTCCATCACTTCCTGCAGGAACTCTTCAACGCCCTCCGATACGCTCTCACCAATAAAGTGCGTCGCGTAATACAGCGTGCCTCTGGAAAACGCTTCCGCAAACTTTGCCATGTTTTTCTGCATAAAGCTGACCAGCGGCGTCTTGCCCAGCGCGGCGATACCGTTCAAAGCGTATTCCAGCCCAGCCTCCAGCGAGCCGTTGATAATGCCGTAAGCGTAAGCCTGCCCGCGGGAAAAGCCTGCGTTCAGCATCTCCTGGTACGCCTGCCCGCCCGCGGAAAAGCCCAGCAGCCCGGCGTTTACGAACGCGCCGGACCCCGGCAGCACCAAGTTGGCCACGGTGCCGGCAGCGACCGCCGGCAGCATGTTTGCCGTGGTGGTGATCAGATCATACCCGACCTGCCATGCGCCCTGCAGATCGTTTCTGACCATCGCGCTCGTCTGCTGGATTGCGGAAGGCGGCGTCGCTTCATCGTTGAACCAGTTTTTCATACCCTGCGCAAACTGATCCAGACCGGCAATAACGCCAAAGCCTTCTTCAAGCGCTTTGTTATTCTCAATATAACTGTAATACCGCTGTGCCGTTCTCTGGTTTACAGAGTTTTGCAGCGCTTCGTAATATTCGTTAAACGCCGAAAGACCTCCGCCATTCTTTATGCCCTGACCGTACAGGTATAACAGCACGTTGCGTTCTTCGGCGGTCAGATCCACGTTGTTTATTTTTCCGATATCCGGCTGCAGATTCGGCGCGACAAGGCCGCTGGAATTGGTTTTCAGCCATTGTTTACCAAGCTCGACGCCTTCCGCAAAATCAGAGCTGTTGCGGGCTTCAGTCTCGATCTTTTCTGCTTTTTCATAATCGGCTTTCTGCTGCTGATACTGCTGCACAGTGGCGATCTCAGTATTCAGATCCTGCAGCCGTTTGTACGCAACCTCGGTGGAAGAAACCCAGTCGTCGTTTTCATCGTAATACCCTTCAAATCCGTAAGCTTTTGTCAGCGCTTCGATCTCTTTCCGCGCCTGATCGGTCGCCATCTGCTCCGGGTCGTAATTCGGATCGACGTCTTTAAAATAATACCCTTCCTCGTTTGTCGCATTCTCATACCGAGCCTTCAGCTTTTCATATCGGTCATACCCGCCGCGCTCCGGATAGCCGAGGATCTTTTCGATCCGCTCTTTTTCTGCGTTCGCAGCGTCGAAATCGTAGTTTTCATATTTATCAAGAGAGGAGATATACTCATCTGCTTCTTCCTGACTTCCGAATTGGCTCATAAATTGTGCCCGGTCTTTCAAAGCGCTTATATAAGTAGACTGCTTGTCGCTTGTGCCGAACGTGTTATAAAAATCCCTGATCTCGTCGCTTTCGTCAGCCAGAGGGTCTTTGCCGTATCGGTTGCGGTACCAATTAAGATATGCCGTTACCTGCGTTTCATACATTTGCAGGTTTTTTGCTTTTTTTTCGTAATCCGCAATCTTTTTTTCATTGTCAGCGCTGCTCCATTGCATACCCATATAAGCGTCACGATACGCGTCGTAAACATTGCTGACCTTCTGGTAATAATCTTTCAGCTTTGTTTCGTCCATCCCTGCCGGTGGAATCTCTTTAGCCTTATTTAATATACGCTGGAGGTCTGGATCCTGACGGTTTGCGTCCTTCGTTTCCGTCGTTGGCCAAAACATGCCCGGCACTGTTCCGCCGTTAGAATTAACGGCAGACGAGCTTTTCTTCTCGCCTGCCGTTGTTACCGGCATGTATGCCGGTTTTGCCGGTGCAGCCGCTTCGCTCCCTGCTTTTACCTGCACGGTATAGGCAGATTCTTTATCTTTGATCAAGTCCTTTTTTTTGGCCGCCATCTGAATTTCCTCCTTATTCGTGTATACCATACGCAGCAAGCAGCGTTGCAGCTTGATCTTCCGTCATTTTCCCTTTATGATAATTATCCATGATATAGCCTTTGACGTACTCATTATACTGCGCGTCTGTCCCGCCGTTCTTTTTGAACTGGTCTCTGGACTGAATGCCTGCTTTTATTTTTTCGTAAACCGCGTTGTTTGCTGCAGCCTGTCCTGCATCGGCGACTTTTTGCATCCATGTACCGATTTTGCTTTTGCTGCCGTCCGCGTCCGGCGTCTCTTCCGTGGGCGTCGCCGGCGTATAGGTGTACGGCACGTAATTGGGATCGATACTGCTGAGGTACTTATCCTGATTCAAACTGGCGCTGATATCGAATTCCCGCTGCTTTTCGGCCAGATCCAGATCGTGCTGCCGCTGGTTCTCCGCAAGGCTGCGGTCGTACTGGTCGCCGCTCTCGGCCAGCTGCATTGCGTTTTGCCACCGGCTGTATTTGTCGTTCCAGCGCCCGTACTGCCGCTCGTCCTCGGCGGCGTACATGCTGTATTTCTTTGCGGCCAGCTCGTCGTCCATCTGGTATTTACTCATTGCCAACTGGTAGAGCTGCGGCACCGCTTCGTTGAGCCGTCCCATGTACGCCTGATACGCCTGATTCCCGGCGCTGGCGGCGTAGGAATTACCGTACCCGCCGGTCATGGCCGCCGCCTGCCCCATGGTGTCCTGCATGGCAAGCCGCCCGTTTCGGGCATACTGGTCCTTATACTGCTGGTACAGCGCGTCGGCGTTCACGTCGTAGGAAAACGGTTTCCGGTCCGCGTAAGCCTGCGCCGCCGCCTGGATCTGACTTTCATACTGCGGCACGTAAGCCGCCGGCTGCTGCACGCTCGCCAGCTGCTGCCGTCTTGCTATCCTGTCCTTTTCGGGGTCGTAAGTGTTTGCCATTATGCCGCGCCTCCTCCGCTCTTTTCGAGATCCGCTATTCGGTTATTCGCCACTTTAATCTTTTCTTCCTGCACCGCCGTCTGTTCCTCCAGTCGGTATGTCCGCTCAACAAGGTTGTTATGTTTATCGACTTTTTCTTCCAGCATTTTCAAACGGAGTTCGATAAGTGCCGTCTGTTTGTTGTTGTTGATGATACAGACTATGATCGATGCGACCGCGCCGATTGCGGCCCCCAAAATGGTTGCAAGTGCCGTTGACATTATAGTGGCCTCCGTTTTGATTGTTATGAGGTTAAAACCGCACTGTCTGCCTGTGCCGTGCCGACGATGGGTGAAGCTGTTGCTATAGTTCCGCGAACGTATACGTCAACTCGCGCCGCTCCGGCAGCCGTTTTTCTGACGAGACGGATTCTTGTATTTCTTGCAGTCTTTCTTGCAATGAGCAGCAATCCGTTGACCTCGGTGTCAACGCCGTCCCTGTCTGCAAGCGTGACCTGAATGCTCATCTCGTTCACATCTGCAAAAGAAAATGGGAATGAGATTGTGGCGGTCGCGTATTTTAGATCAGTAGTCCAGTCTGTCCAAGCAGACATAGAAACAGTAAGAGTTTTTGCCCACATTTCGCAGATTCCGCTGTGCCATTTTACCCAGCTCCAGCCGTTGTTGTTGCTGCCGGTCTCGGTGATGTAGTCCGCCTCTCCCAGATCGGCCGGCGCCAGCGTCAGGTCGGAGGAAAGCGCATGCTCGTTGATCTTCCGGTCCGTCGGCACCGCTCCAACATCTGCGGCGGCCAGCGTTACGTCGCCGCTCAGCGCTTTGCCGTTGACCTGCCGCGTCTGCGGCACGGCGTAATCGTAAACCGCCTTGCTGGTCGGATATTGCGTATTCGTGCTGTTCTGGCTGATCTTCGTGCTCTTGTTGTTCGGGTCCTCCGCGCGGATCCCGGCGTCTCCGGTCTCCTCCGGCACGTCCAAAAAGCTCAGCGCGTAATTTATCTTCGGCACCGTGCGCGCCATGTAGTTATAGAGCGCCGCCGGGTCCTTCGCCGCCGCTGCCGGCGGAAGATCGATCCTGATACTCACGGCGTCTCACTCCCCTCCTCCAGCGTCTTCACGATGGAGAACAGCTTGACGTCGCCCTCTCCGGAAAACCGCAGCCGAAAATGGTCGCACCGGCGGGGCCGGATCGGCAGGCTGAAGCTGCGCAGGCTGATCGCTTCCACCGTGGCCACGTGGATCCACGGATCCTTGCTGTCGTAGGCGATCTCCACCGTGAACCGGCTGCCCAGCGCCATCTGCAGCTGCAGCGTGATCCGCGAAATATATTTGAGAAAATGCACGCCGCCGCTTCTGTTCCGCACCCGCAGGAAGATAATGCCCGTTTCGGCGCTCCATTTGACCTTCCCGGCGGTTTCGCCCTCCACCGTGGTCACGGTCCCGTCCGGCGTCAGAAAGCAAAGCTGGCCGTCTTCTGCGGCAAACTGCACCGCTTCCGTCTCGTCCTCCCGGAACCACGCGCCCATAACGGAATCGTACTGGAACAGATGGTATTTCCCATCCGCTTCGGACAGCATGCTGATGTAGTATTTGTTGTTCCCGGCGCCTGCGGCCGCGGCGTAATGCCCGGCCTCCGGCGTACCAACGTATTTGATCTCGCCGAAGGGCGCGCTGATCTCGGTCGGGTAGGCGCCGTCGTAAACGCAGACGCCCGTGCTGGATTTATAATACAGCCGCTCATTCAATATCTGCAGGCTGCGCTCAGCGCCCTGCTGCACGCCGCGGCAGGCGGTCTGCTCCACCTTATACGCGGACGGATAGCTGCCGTACACGCGGTACAGCACGTCGTCCTTAAAGAAATGCGGCATGCCCTGATACGCGATCCCGCCCGTCCACGGGCCCGGCGCGCCGATGCTTACGGTATAGCTGTCGGTGCTGATGCCGCGGTACTGTTTCCAGTTTTTGAAATCTCCCAAGGCGGAGGCGTAGATCTCGTTCACGAAATCCCCGTCCGCGTTCTTTCCGTACCGGCAGCCCCACAGCCGGTTGCCGCACTCAAACACGTGGTCCAGCACCGGCAGCGTCCGCGATACGGTCACGACTGACGTATCGTCGACCACGGGCCCGCTGTTTTTGTTCGTCAGCAGCCCCTGTATGGCGATCCACGGCCCCTCGCCGTCCTCGCCGACGGCGTCGATGATCACGTCCGTGCCGTTAAAGGTCTTGAACTTCCCGGTGGATATCGGAAGCCCGTCGATCCGCACCGCGTCGCCGGCGGCAAAGCCCCGCAGCGCATGATTCTTGATCCGCACCGTGGTCGACAGCACGTCCGTCCACACGCCGGTCGCTTCGCTGTACTGTTTCATCACCGGAGGGTGTACGGAAGTGTCCACCCAGACGTTCATATTTTCCGGGTTTGACGGCGGTTCAACGTCGATGGTCGTATTGTTACTGTACGTTTCACCGTCGGCGTTGACCATCCGGTATTTGACCTCGCCTGACGTCTGCACGCTGCACTCCATCGCGCCCTTGTCGGTCGGGTTCGCCGTGTTATAGTACGCCTTGTCCGGGAAAATCACGATATACGCGCCCATCCTGATCATCTGCTTCGGGCCTTCGTCGCTCAGATCCATCACCGGCCGGTCGTCTACGTAGAGCTTGTTGTCTGCGATATACGCGAGCTTTTCCCCGCCGAGGATCGCCTGCACGTGTTCCACGCCTGCCGGCAGCTTTCGCACGCCCCGCGGCTTCCGCGGCGACATGGCCGGGTAATTGTCCCCGGTCATGTTGGTCATATTATAAAAACTGTTGTCGTCGATCCGCGCCCGGTGGTCGTAGCCGCCGAAGGCGTCGATCATCGTTTTCGATTGGTTTGTCTCAGTCAGATAAGGGATCTGCATGATGATGTCTCCTCCCGAAAAAACACAGGCGCTCGCTCTTCGGCTTGTGCGTCCGGTTCCAGTACGCCTTGAAGTCCGCGTATTTCGCCTGAAACGCAGCCGCGTTGTTGTTATAGCTCACGATCTCACGGTTCTGCTCGTCGATCTGCATGGAAAGCCACGGCACGTACAGGTCGTCGTAGGGATTCGGCACCAGCAGCATCGTGTCCAGCGCCGTATCGTCCGTATAATCGTGGTATTCCCGCGGGGAATCGTGGTGCGTGTCGTACACCTCGATCTGCACCCGGCCGTCCAGCGCCGCCAGCCACATGACCTTGTCGTGCTGCGTATAGGCGTTCGGCTTTAAGGCGTCCACGCGGTGGATCGCTTCCAAGATCGTCATATCTTGTCCTCCTGTGTCTTTTCGGCAAGAGGGAGCTCACGCTCCCTTTGTGTCATTTCGCGTTTTTGCTCTCCCACTCGTAGCGCTCGTCAAGCATGAGCTCTTCATGCCGCAGCTGCGCCGCTACGCAAGCAGGCACATCTACCGGAACGCCGCGCTTGATCGTCCAGCACCGGGTGCCGACGGCGACAAACTTATCGCCCTGATCCTTACGCTCACGCGGGATCTTGACGGTAACCATCTCTTCTTCTTCTTTCAGAGCGGTTTTCTTTTCTGCCATAGTCTTTGCATTCCTTTCTTTCAAGGAAAGGGGGAGTATCATGCTCCCCCTTTCTCATGGGTTAGTTCGCAGCAGCGGTCTCAGAGAATCCGGGAACAATGCTTTCCACACGGATCATGTATTCGGGGATCAGGATCTCTGCTGTTTTGATAGCTTTCCAGCCGACGCTGGAGCGCTGATCAAGAGGATCAGCGGTGCCGGAGCTGCCTTTCTGTTTCACGATGGTCTGCAGGCCGCCGCCGGTGACCTCGGTAGTACCGTAAGCGCCTTCGCCGAGGATCAGTGTGCTGAACACCGCGTAACGGTTGGACAGATCACTTGTCGAGCCTGTGCCGTCGATCAGCGGGCAGGAGTTGTTCGCAACGGTGGAGTCGATCAGCTTGAAGATCTTGGCTTCGCTCGTCTGCACGAACCGCACGCCGCCGATCTTGCCGATCTCGCCTTCGTAAATCGCGCCGGTATCCTGATACTGATGCGGTTTCAGCCACGCTTCATCCTTCATGAGCTGATATGCGGCAAAGGGGTGAATGATACCGACGTAATCGCCGTTGATGGTAGGCACGTTTCTGCCGCGCAAAATTGCCACAGCTTTGTTGATGTCGTCTACGGTCAGCACGGAGGTCACGGCAAGATCCTTGCGGTAAACAACGGCTGTATCGCGGGCTGTTGTGGTCGTTTTCGGGCAGAAATACACGCTCGTACCGGAGTTCAGAACTTCTCTGGTCACGGTGTCCAGAGTCAGGCCGGCCTGTCTGCCGAGCAGCTTGGTGGCTTCCAGAATGGTGTTGTCCAGAGCGGTCAGCTCCAGCACGTCGGACTGCGTAATGTAGTTGCCGTACTGACTTACAGTCGCCGTGATGGAGGTGGCGTCGAGAGTGTCGCCGTCGGGCGTCACGCCCTCGGTCAGGGGCGTCAGGGCCTTCAGGAGCGGCGTGAAGCGGCGGAACTCAATGGTCTTGCCGCCGTTCTTGGGAATGGGGCGCTTCTGGCCGAACTGATCGTGGATCAGGTTGGGACCTGCGACGTCGATCAGCGTCATGTCGTAGAAGGTCTTCATTTCCACGGTCAGATCGTTGGTCGCGCCGTTCAGGTTGTGAGGGGTTGTGCCGGCTGCGGTGGCGACGCGGTAGTCGTCCACCGTGCGGCTGATGTACTCGGTAAAGGTCTGAAGATTCAGCTTGAAAAGTTTCAGTTTCATAAATTCTCTCCTTTCGCAGGCGGAGCGTAGTCATAAATTTGAAGTCAGCTAAAATCTGATCTTCTCTCCGCGCTGCACTCTTCGGATGATCTCTGCTCTATCCGCTTTCGTGAGCTGCGACACGTCGCTCTTGACGACTGCGGGTGCACTGCCGCGCATGCCGTTTTCCGTCGGCCGGTTCTGGCCGGACCGGATTGCGCTCGCCGTCTGTTTGCGCGCAGTATCGGCGGCGAACTGCATGGCCTTCGGCACAAGCTCCCTGTGGTGCACCGCAAAGTACGCCGTTTCCAGATCGATGCCGTCCCGGAGGAGGCCGAAAAACTGCGGATTCTGCAGCTCGACGTTCAGGTCCAGACCGGGAAATACTTCCGCGGCCTTTTCCGCCTGCTCCATCCAGTTGGCGAGATCCCGGTCGATGGCCTGCCGCTGCGCCGCTTCCTGCATCTGAGCTTTCAGCTGCGCGTTCTCGCGCTCCATCGCCTTGATCTGTTTGAGCTGCTCCACGGAAATGCCCTTTTCGAACGCTTCTTCTTCGTAGTAGGAATCGTCGTCCTGCAGCGCCTTTGCCAGCGCGTCCGCGTCCTTTGCGTCTACGCCGTACTTCTGGCCCAGCATCTCCAGCACCGGGGCGAGCTTTTCGTACCGGTCTACGGTCTCTTTGGTGCCCTTCAGTCGTCTTTGTACGATATCCTCCACCTTTTTCCCGAACTGGTCCTTGTACTCGCCCTTGATAAGCGCGTCGAAGGCCGCGTCGGCGTCCGGCGGTGCAATATCGCCTCCCGTCTGTGCAGCGGCGTCCTGCACGCCCGGCTGCTTGCCGTATATCACGTCAGCCAGCGGGTTTTTTGCGCCCTTGCTCCGCCCGGCGTCGGCGGAAATTACGCCCGTTGTTCCCTGCGCTGCTGTGCCGCCTTCCGCTCCGGCGCCGACAGACGCGCCCGCGCCCTCGGCGAAGAGCTGAAGATTCAGCGCAACGATAAAGTTTTCTGCCATAAAGGTGGCTCCTTTCTGCCCGTAGGTGGGCGAATCCGTTTATCATCTGATCGGGACTATGCCCGTATCATGCAGTCATTGGTTTCACGCGCACGTATTTGGGATTGTTGGCGGCCAGCACCACAAACCCCTTTTGCACAATGAACAGCGTGTGCAGCGCTTCCGCAAAGGCGTCTTCCTTCGGCGTCAGCTCAAGGATCGTCCGTCCGTCCTGCAGATTGATCACCGGCTTTTCTTCCAGCCGCCCGGCGTCCGCCATGTCGCGCACGTCCTGCGCGGCCGTAAACGCCAGCATGCTGGCTCCGGCGCAGATCAGATCCTCGCCCTTTTTCGCCGCGTTCGCGTGCCCTCTGACGCTCATTTTGAGCGTTTTGCCTTGAACGCTGAACTTTGCTCTGATCATCTCGGCATCGTCCTTTCTGCGGCCTCCTGCCGCGCTTTTTTGGTCACGGGGCTTTCGCCATCGCCGGTTCCGGACGCCGCCGTATCCTCCTTCGGCGCTTGGGCCTGTCCGCCCATCGGCGCGCCGCCGGGTGCCATGCCCATTGCCGCCGCGGCAGCCATCGCCTGCTGGTACATCATGCCGTTCTGCGCAACCTTCTGCCGGATATCGTCCTTCCTGTCAAAGTCCATCATGTCGAGGCATAAAAGCGCCTGATCGGCCATCGCCGGGTTGAATAGGCCCGCCCCGTAGAACTGCAGCGCCAGCTCGTTCTGGCTGAGCTTGCTGTACGCGCTCGCCCGCTGGGCCGACACCTCCACGTCGAAGGTCGGCGTCCTGAGCTGCGCTTCCAGCTCCGGAATCCCGAACTGCATGGCGAAAGGCTGCGCCTGCATCCGCCTATTGTCGTAGCTCACGTATTCCGCAGCGCCGTTGACGCCGACGATCCGGAACATGCGCGGCACCTGATAGAACTGACGGATCAGCTCAATGATCATCGTCACCATGCCGGCGTAAGCCCGGTAAGCCTGCCGGCTGTTGGCGCGCGACAACTTGGAACCGGCCTCTTGGAGCGCAGCCACCGCGCTCGCCGCGGTCACGCCGGTGGGTCTGCCGCCGGTGTTCACGTCCCTGTTGCCGCAAGTCTCTTTCAGCTCCTCGATCTTACCCTGCAGCACCTCATAGTAAACGCTCTGCAGCGGCTTGCCCTCGATGGGCCTTATGCTGTCGTCGCCCAGCTGCCCGCCTTCAACGTGGACGAAGTCCTGAGAAATGTCGGCGAATTCTTTCTCGTTGATCGTGCCGTCGTTGCGCGAGAAAAACCGCGGCCGGCTGTTGGCCAGCGCGTTTTCCATGATGCTTTTGCCGAGCCGGTCGATATAGATCTGCGCGGACTTTCCGATATCAAGGAACCCGAAGCCGACCGGAGATCCCTCCACCGGGTACAGCGTGTCGAAAATGAAGGGATACTGTCCGTGGTCGTACCATCCGCGCTCCCTGAGCTCCGGGTCGTTCTCGCTGGCGTACAGGATCTCGTCGTTTACAAACTTACAGTAGTGCAGCACCGTCTTGCCGCCCACGCGCTTTTTGTAGTACCAGTCCACCACCACGCTCTTTTCGCTGGTGTCAACGGAATCGTCATACACGTATTTCGCCACGTCGATGGTGGGCGTGCTCAGTTTGCCCGCGAGCTGCGGATACATCCCCAGCAGCTGCTCGTTGTCCACGAGCTCGACCGCGAACAGATGCGGCGAGCGCTGGATGTCGGTGAGCCCCGGCTCCCAGAACAGGTTCAGAATGTCGATCCGGTTCACGCTGATGTCGCCCAGACCGTTCTGCTTATCTTTATCCCAGAACACGCCGTATACGCCGGTGCCGTGCTTGATTTTGTATAACGACACGTCGCTGTATACCTGCTCGAAGTCGTTCTGCTGCAGGATCACAGGGATCACGTTTGTCAGGATCTTCGCTTCCTGCTCGTCGTCCTGCTCCCGCGGTAATATCGCCGGTGCCGGCATGTTGTCCAGCGCGTCCGCGTGCTTGTTGAGGATGGCGTTCAGCAGCCACGCGCTGGTGGGCTCCACCTCGCCGCGCCGGTCTTTGACCTCGCCCCAGTGCCGGAGCTTATACCACTGCTCGTTGGTCACGATACGGTGCTCCAGATTGGCCTTACCCTGCTTGTATTTCAGCAGTGTGACGCCTGCCTTCTGCACGTCCTCTTTCTTTACGACTTGCTGCAGCACGTTATATCCGCTCACAGCGTTCGGCTGCGGCTCCATGTCCTGCAGCGCAGCGGGACCCGCGGCTTCCGCGCCGGCCATGATCAGGTCGGCCTCCGTCGCCGTGGGTCTGGGCGCGCTCTGCCGCAGCGCCATCTGCTCTTCGTTGGTCGGCTGCCTGCCGACGTCCGGTTCTTTTCTCTTAGGCATCTTTACTGATCACCTCAACGCGCTTTCTCCGCGGTTTTGCTATGATATCCTCCTTCGGGATATCCAGATATTGATACATCGGGCTCTCTTTATACGTGTCCGGCGGCGGTGCCATCCGCGGTTTTATGGGGCGCGCCATGCAGAAGTAGCGCGTTTCGTCTGCAACGTGGTCTTCGCCGTCCGTGTCCACGTCCTCCGGCTTGTGCGCGTCGTAGCACAGTAGGGGGATCGTCCGGATAAAAGCCTTACACGTCTTAAAGATGTACATCATCGGGAATCCGGCTTCGTCAAACGCCAGACGGTAATGCACCTGCATCCAGCCCGGCAGCCGCTCGTGATCTCCCTTTTCAAAAAAGACCTGATGCTTTGCCGCCGTCTCGGCAATGGATTCGCCGTACTGCGCGTCCCAGATCGCCGGGTCCGCCACGCCGTGGATCCTTTTCCCCTTCAGCCACCTGTGCTCGGTTTCGATCCGGTGGATCTCCGAAAACACCCGGTCTGCCGTCCACTTAACGCCCTCGTTCGGCGTCTCACGGCAGCCGTACAGTTCCAGTATCCGGTACGCGACGCCGTCGTAATCAATGGCCCACCAGCCGCAGGAGAACGGCTTCGCGTAGCCCCAGTCGAACGATCGGTAGATCTTCCACCCGTCCGGCACCTCGAAAGGCTCGATCACGTGCGTCCACGTGCGCTCCATGTACTGCTCCGGCCTGTCCGCGAAATCCTCGAAGAACTGTCCCTCGAAAATGTCCCAGTCGCCGTCCAGCCACGCTTTCCTGAGCTTCGGCGGCAGCGCTTCCAGCTGCCGCACGTAGTCGGGGTCGCTCTCCATCAGCGCCTTGTTGTCGGTCACCTTTGATTTTATGAACGTGTATTCCGCAGGGATCTCCGTGTCCTTGTACTTCCGGTCGACAAACAGGCGTTTCACCCATTGGTGCCCCACGCCGCCGGGGTTGCAGGTCAGGTAGATCCGTTTCGGAAAGCTGTTCACACCGCGCACGCAGGCCTTGAACTTGTCGTATTGCTCTTCCGTGAGCTGCGTGGCCTCGTCTATGAACAGCACGTCGCATTCCGTGCCTTGGTACTTTTCCAGATCCTTTTCATTTTGCGCGTACCGGAACAGGATCACGGAGCGGTTGCAGAACGTGAGCTCCTTGTTTACCTCCCGGTAATCGGCGACGTCCGTCGTCAGCGCCCGCAGCTGATTGATGTGGTTTGCCCTGAGCTCCGGGTAGGTCTTACGCACGATCATGATGATGATGCCGGGATAATGCATCGACAGCAGCACGGCCTTGAATCGCACCGCCCAGCTCTTGCCGCCGCCCCGCGCCCCGCCAAAGGCAACGTACTTCGTCTCGGCGCACAAAAACTTCCGCTGCGTCTCGCTCGGCGGGTCCAGCGTCAGCGTCATTCTGCGACCGCAAGCGGAACCGTCGCCACCTTGATCCCGGTGGCCGTATATTCCATCTGCTGGAGTACCGGCATCGGCACGCCCGGTTCCCCGAAGTCAGCTAAAAATCCAAACACCAGCGAATCCGACATGCTTTTCGCATCGCGCGCAACAAGTCTCGCCTCGTAGATCATGCCGCCGACCGTTACCTCCGCGATCACTGTCATCCCGTATTGCACAGCTTTTCTGACTGTTGCGAATGGCGTCGTGGTCGTCGCAACCACCTCTCCGGAGTCATTTGAAGCCGTGACCTGAAATCTCCAGTCCGCGGCCACCATCGGTTTGACCACGCCGGTTTGCGATCCGTCGAATTCGCAGATCATCGGTCTTGATCCAATGCTGCCGGGATCCATATTAGTAAACGTCAGAGCATAAGACAGCACCGGGTCGTCGTCTGTCGCATTCGTACGCAATCCAACGCCGTCCAGTATAAAGTGTCTCATCTTTGTACCTTCATAGTACTCCGACAGATAGACCGACCTTCCGCTTAAATACTGGTCAAAGAGATCCTGCAGGCTTGCCGTGATGATCACGGTTTCAACGCCGTTGTCGTCATCCCAGTCGAAAGTCCCCACAACCTCGATCGGAGACTTCGGCGCGTCCGGAGCGTCCATGGCAGCGGCAATCATGGCCTTCACCTCGCCGCGCGTCGCGTTCAGCTTGTCAGCGATATCGGGGTCCTCCTTTGGTTTTGCGCCGGCAATCTGCGACAGCAGGGCCGCCACCTCGTCCGGCACGGTCATGGTCGCACCGGGGATCAGGTCGTAGGTCTTGTTATTGATCTGCAGCCGGATGGGATTGTATCCGATATCCGGTACCGTAATGGATTTGCTCATATATAGATCCTCCTGTTGGATTACTTACTTCCCAAGAGCCTCCAGCTCCGGGCTCATCACGATCCGGATCTCCCGGTCAGGCTGGTCGCCGCGCTCGGCTTCCCTTTGGAGCTTCTTTATGCGGGCCTCCTGCTCTCTCAGATCCGCGTCGGAGCGTACCTCCAAGATGCTCTTAATGTCCTTGATCGCGCCGGTCAGGTCCCTAAGATCCCGCGGGCCCAGCTTGTCGCCGGCGTTGTCGATCAGGTCGTCGATGGTGCCCAGCAGCTTCTCGGCGCTTTTTGAAAGCCGCTCCGCGCGCCTGCCTTCGGCCTCCGCGGCGCTGGCAATGATTTTCTCAACCACTTTTTGCCGCTTATTTTCGCGCTGCGCTTTCCATCCGCCTTTGATCGCATGCTTCGACAGCGTGTACTCGCTCACGCCGTATTTTTCTGCGAGCGCGCGCTGACTTTTGTCGCCCTTCAGGTATTCTTTTTTTATCTGTTCCCACACGCCGGGCTCCGTAGCCATCGCGCACCTCCTGTTTCGTATGAATACTGTACCATACCCACCCCCGAAATTTAGATAGACGGGTTTAGATTAAAAAAAGAAGCCCCTTCCGGG